AGCGGTGTTTGAAGCTGTAAACAACGATTCAATTATAAGTGTAATACCTATAATTTGACTTTTCGCAGGAATTATAATTCCTAGCGCTGTCGCTGTAGTGGTTGCATGAGTCAGCTCTGTGCTTGCTGATTGTGACATGACAACTGATCCAACGTTCTTGACATTTGAGCCAATAGTTGTTCCAGTTGTGTTATAAATATTTCCAGCCTTAATTGGACCAGAAAAGGTTGTTGTGCCCATATTATCCTCCTAGTTTTGATGAACGTAGTCTCTAGGCCGTCGACTATACTCGTCTACGTTCTTAATTAATTGTATAGTAAATAAGATATAGCGCAGATTTGCGTAGAGCGCAAGGTATCCTTAGGTAAAAAATTGATTTTTGATAGCGCTTAAGTGGCTATCGAAACTTGGGGCTTGGCTTTTTGAGCTTGAGTTAGACGCATATCTTCTTCAAACTCCTCGGTAACAATTCGTTTAACAACTTCCTGAATTTTTTTGTCAATGGCAGCCATATTAATACTATATCTGCCCTGCTTCAGGTGTTCCTGTTGCCACTCGAGTTCCAAGGACCTCTTCATAGTGTATAGGTTTTGAGTCATTGTTAACCTCCTCATAGGTTATCCATTTCCTCCTAGATGAGTCGCTAAATCCATCTTTCTCCCAGTTTAACTCCTTTTGTCCTACTTTGTCAAGTATTGCTTTCTCTATAGCATCCCTGTCATCTTCACTATCTACTGTAAAATCAACATAATAGCCATAAGCTCGTATCTGTATTCTAAATTTTTTCATAATCACATCCATAAAAAAAGAGGGCGATTCGAAAACCGCCCTCTCTATATACATTAAATGTTACGTACCTTCAACACCATATATTCCCCTAGGGTCGGATACGCCGAAAACGTATCTTTCTCTAGCTTTATATCTAACATTTCCAGTAGAGAAATCACCTTCCATTTTAGTTTGGATTGCTAATCTCTCAAAATGTTTCATTCCGTTAGGAACGTCAGTAATAATGTACCAAGAATCACTATCTGTTAGATAGTGATTTACTCTATAACCTTGAGGAACCATCCCCATGTTTTTAAGTGCATTGATATCATTATCAGCTGTTCCAACTCTACCTTGAGATTTTAATAATCTCTCAGCATTAAATTGATTCGCTGAAGGAATTATTAACTTAGTTCCTCTAGCTGCAATTTTTAGACCTCTTTCATCAGTCAGTGCAGCAATGTCAATCAATGCTTGCTCTAACGATGTTTCGTTAAGGTCTGCCTGTGTACTTAGCGTGTTTGAGAAAGTACCAGCGATCGTTGGGTGTGATGTACTAAACAAAGCAACTGCATCACCTGAATCAAAATTGTCTACTCCTGGTAGACCTTGATTCAACGGTGTTACTGCTTTTATTTGTTTAGCGCTCGCCATTGATCTTGCTAGTGCTTTTGTATAACGAGACGCGAGTCTGTCATACAGATTATCTTCCATTGCTTCTTCAGTGATAGCAAAAGCGAGAGCAACTGTCTCGTTAGTGTATCTAGCAGTGAATGTTTCCTGAGCATTGTCAAACGCAACTGCTGAACCTTCCGGTTTAACATATGCATTAGCAAATCCAGATAACATTACTTCTTCTTCAAAAGCTCTGTCAGATGATTCTTGAGTATAGATTTCTCTATGCTCTTGGTCGTATTGTTTATACTCGAGACCGAACAAGGCGTTTAAACCTGGCTCAAGCTCTTTTACGAGTTGTTGTCGTGATATAGCCATAATTTATCCTCCTTATATTCCATCGTAGTTGTTACCGAATAAATGCTGATCGATCATCACACGCCAATTTACATTAGCGGCAGTTAGATCATTATTTTTCGGGTCACGAGATACGCCTATGATTTTTAGTTGTGCAGCAGTAGCATTAAGAGTACCGTCTCCTAATTCCGTGCTGGAAACCCCGTTTGTAGTACTACCACTAACGCCTGCGATATCCGCACACATGTAAACATCAGTTTGAGCTGATGCACTTGAGTTGTCTGATTGAATTTCAAACATTTGCAGTGGACTGTCGTAAACGAAAGCTTCAATCGCACCACTTGAAGGTGGTGTAATCGAGCCAGGATAGTAGTTTTTAAACGTAGGTTTCAATGTAGTTGGATCAACATAAAACGTTCCCCAGAAAGCTCCAATATTTGTAGTATCACCAGCTGCTGCTGTGTCTACATATCCAGTCGCTACACCTATTGCTAGGGTGCCTTGATATAGAACACTGGCATCGCCAGGTAATATCTTATGAGAACTCATTCCAGTGGAATCATCTTGCTGACCAACCGTCTTTAACGGTCTAAGACCGAAAGCGGCATCTTGATTTGCCATAGTTGTTTCCTCCGTGTGTCACCTGTCCCGAAGGACCTCCAGTGACGGTTAATTTAATTCGTTGATTTTAGAAATGGTTAATAAACTATTTCTTGCCACCACCGAAAGTTTGCGTCGAGTGTCTATCAACACTGATAGGCATACTCGGGTGCTGATCCCTCAGTAGATCTGTTTTGACAGCTTCGTCACGTTCATTAGCTTTTTCAGCATAATATCTTTGACGAGCTTCAGCGATCTCGTTGGGCACTCTGGCCAGCAACAGCCCACCAACTCCAATGACGCCTGTATGTTTACCTGTTTCAACTACCGGGAAACCTTTGTCTTTGTATTCACTGGCCATAACCAGTTCGTACCCAGATCTTAGGCGACCTGAAATATTTTTTTGGTCGTCAAAACCAAGACTTTCAGATCTTATCCAACGGTGCCTGAATCCATCAGGTGCAGGCGGCGCATCTAAAGATGACGGCGGGGTCCACTCGACAGGACGTTTTGTTTTGTCTCTGTCTTCGGACGCGCGAGGGGTTTTTTTCACTTTATCAGTTTCCATATGCTTATGTCTCCTTCACGATATTTACTTGTTTCGCATACTCTTCCAGTGGCACATTCAGTTTATTAGCAATTGCTACTTGTGAGGATGTGAGTTTCACAGTTCTGCGTCCATCTTTGTAACCTGTTCGCGTAGCCGAAGCTACAGTTTGTCTAGGTTTGGACGTTTGTACTGTAGTATTACCAAATTTGTGGGGGAATTCAAGCTTTATTCTTCGATCTAATTCTCCATAATAATCAGTCGATTGTGGATCATATCCTTCTTCGTCAACTAATTTCTTATGAAGATCAAAAGCCGTATAGGTCATAGCACTATCTTTGCCAAACCATGCGTTCTTTTGAGCCCAGTCGGTTGCTTGTGCATCCGGTGTAGGTTGAAGAGGAACTTGAGGTATTGTCCCTTCACTTAAGGTTTTACGTTGTTCTTCTTGTTGTTTTTGCTGAACTTTCATCTCAGCAAGTCTTGCTTCTTCATAGCCCAATTTAGCAATATCTTTTTGTGCAAGGACTTCCGCATTAATATCATTCGCTTCTCTAGCAGCTTGAAGTTTACTTTGGGCAGCTGTTACGCTTGATGTTATACGATCTTCCATCTCTTTCACATAACCCGTATCTAATTTAGCGAGTCTATCTTTAAGAGATGTCTGTTCTCCTTGTACCGATTTAGCGTATGTTAAAGCAGCTTCCCTTTGACGTTCAGCTTCTCTCATACGTTTTGTCAATTTAGCAATACGTGATTTAACACCTTTGCTATAGTCTTCTAGTTCTTCTTCCTTTTTCTCTGGTTCTTCAGGTTTGCTATCTTGAACAACAGGCTGCTCGTCAGATTTCGCAGGTGCGTCATCGGACTTAACAGGTTCTTCAGTAGGTTTCTCATCTTTTACCTCTTCCTTTTGTACTTCTTGTATTTCTACTTCTTTTACGTTTACTTTTTCTTCAGGCAATGTAACTTCAACATCAGGTCCACTGGTGTCGAGATCAATTGTTTTCTCTTCTTTTACTTTTTCTTCTTTTGCAGATTTATCATCTGGCATAGTTTCCTCCTATGTTAATATTCATGCAAGATATCCTCCGGATTCTTGATAGTTGCTAAAATCTCGTCGTCATTCAACAACCGCACTTCACCGCCTTCTATTTTTATTCGAGATCCTGCATAACGTGCAAACATTACCCAGTCTCCCACTTTACACCAAGGCCCTTGTGTATAACGATCTTTATCCCGATAACAATCAGGACCCATCGCTAATACGTTTCCACATTGAGAAGCCACTTGTTGCTTTTCTAGTGTGTCTTGTCCCATGAAAATTCCCCCTTTAGTTTTTTCTCCCATTTTAAAGGGTAGAACAAGAATTCTCCAACCTGTAGGTTGAGGGAGCTTTGTTGATTCTTTAGTAATTTGTTTTGATTTCTTTAGCCCGATAAGATCAGACTTTGGGAGGGTGATCTTTGGGTTCGATTTTAAAAACATTTCCGTCTTCATTTGGCTCCTTGTTTTTTAGCAGGTTAGAGATCTCCTGTAAAATATAGTGATACGTTCGTATCTGACCCAACATATAGTTGTATTTTTCCATATTGTCAACACCGCTGATTAGGGAATTAACAACGTCGTCACGTCTAAGTTCGACCAGTTTTTTTAATTTAAATAATAATTGGACTCCGTCCATAATTCTTTCTGTTAAACTTTTCCACCTTTCGCAAAAGCTTTTCCCATTCCTCTTCTAGCAGTTCCTCCACTTTTAATAGGTGTTCTTACAGGAACTCCTCCACTGGGATAACCAAATTTGTTGTTTCCTAAAACCGGGGAATAGCCACCTACGTGACTCATACTGCCACCTTTTTTATATCCTTTACGGACTTTAGTAGCTCCGGGTTTCTTTGCTATACTTCTAAAAAATTCTGGCATTATTTTTTACCTTTACCATTTCTCCATATTTGTGTTCCCTTTATACCAAAAATACTTCCAACTACAAGTATCCAAAGGCTA